ATCGAAACCAGCGGTAGGACCTGCAGCAGCAGAGTCAGCACCAAAACCACCCTGAGCGCCATTGGCGTTAGCAGCGTTGGTTGGGGTTTCGGAGAGGAGTGATCCACCTTGCTCGAAGGCAGATTGCTCTCTGAGGAATTTTTCTTGGTTTTCGAGCAGGACAGCGGTTACAGCTCTACGATGGGGATCTGAGATCTTCTCGCAACCCTCATGATTGAGGAGAGGTGCCCACTTTTCCTGCAGATGCTCGGATTGGAACATTTGCGTTTACCTATAAAGTTAGTGTTTGTTAAAATGTTGAATTCAGTTATTTGCCAAAAGAACCCATGGTTCTGAGATAGGCACTCATTGAATCAGAATATGATTCAGGAGCTACATCTACACCCTCAGAAAGGGTTTCAGTTTTAGCAACTGGTGCCTTGCCGGAGAAATATGACTCCTTCAGGGTTTCCAGTTTTTCACGATATTCTTCTTCACTTTCAAACTCTACACTTTCGGAAAGTGAGGCGAGCTTCTCTTTCTGAGTGGCAGCGAGCCCTTCAGAAACTTGATCTAAGATTCCATCAGCAACCGACTCTGCGAGACGCTTGTTAAGGGAGATATTCTTTTCGATCTGCTCGTTGAGTTTTGTCTCCATATCATCAAGTTTGTCTACCATGCTCTCAAGCACATCATACTTCTCTTCAGGGATTGATACATAATGTTCTTCAAAAAGACCCTTCATTCCTTCAAGGAATGATTCGGTCATTTCGGTCTTCAGACCGTGCTCAATGGCGAGTGCGTTTTCTTCAAACCACTCGTCAGCAACATACTCAAGGTAAGAATCAACACGCTCAGCGAGTGATTCTTTTGCGGTCTCGACCTCTTCAGCGAGTTGAGCAGCATATGCTTGCTCTAACTCTTCTTTGACAGCGGCGACCTTAGCATTGATCGCTGCTTCAAAGATGGTTTTTGCTTTTGCTTTAAACTCTTCGGAAAGTTCTTCGCCGCCGAGGAGGGCATTTACGTCCTCTTCGACATCGTACTCAGCAACAGTTTCAGTGGTCTCTTCTTCAGCAACTACATCTTCAGTGGAAGTTTCTTCCTCTTCGATGGTAGCCTCTGTATCGAGCTCCTCTTCTTCTTTCTTCATTGCTGGTGCTGCCATTGCGGGTTTTGCTCCTTTATTAACTACATCTCTTACTTGCTTAAGAGTTTTACCTGGTGTGTTCAGCTTTGCTGAATCATCATCAGGTCTATAGTTTTCGGGAGTAGGACCACCGAGATCTTCATAAGACCCGGTTTGACCAGGGGTTACATTATCAGAAGACTGCATTGACATTCCGGCTACTGCCTTAGAATTAACAGCATCACGGACTTGCTTTGTGCCTACTTCCATTTCTTGTAAATTTTTTCCACTAGACATTTGAACTCTCCGATTTAAACCGTATTAAAACTAATATTATTTATAAAATTAAAGATTCGCCAGGAAGTCATTGAACAAACTCAATTTTTTCTCATCGAGTTGTTTTTGATCAACCAAGGTATTAATCTGTCTGTATGTTTTTTCTGCATACTTCTCACGAAGAATGCCTCCATCCCATACCCACTCTTTTCCTTCCATGATACCTTCAACGAAAGCATCAGGGGCAGAAGGATCAGCAACGATATCAGCAGCCGTTGCTAACATGAAGTCGTCACCGACAACATTGATTCCCTCTTTTGTCATTTTGAGGGAACCAATACCACGAGATGAGACTCCGAGTTTTACACCCTCTTCAATAAGTGAAGATGCAATCTTACCCATGGGGGTATTTAAGATCTTTGCTTTACCAATAAAGTTTGCACCACTTTCTCTAAGAGAGACAATCTTATGAGAAACTCTATCGAGATTTACGGTAGGACCGTCTGGGTGTCCAAGTTCTCCAAGTGCTCTACCTGATTGAACATGATTTTCGTTATATCTGCCAACCTCACGGCGCAGGGTCTCCATGGGATACATACGACCATTGCGGTTCTTAATGTTTCCTTGGAGGAATACTCCTTCGATATACAGAGATTTCTTGCCGTTTTTTGATTCAACGACAAATTCTACTGATTCGATTTCTTCTCTAATAAGTTTCATTGTACGCCGCTAATTTGTACTTGTTGAGCATAAAGTTTGCCAGCACCAGTATCAGTTCTAGAGGAAACTTTGAAAGAACCTCTAAGTTCTGCTGCTTTTCCTGATGTAGCACTAAATGATGTTGTGATTCCAGAAGAATCATGAGTCACTGTAATTCTTGAACTGAAATATCCACCAACATCAGCAGATGTATCAACAGATGCAACGGATTTATGTGTAAAGTCCAGATATGACTGTCCAGAAACAGTCAATGACACACGGTCTCCAACTTCAAATGGAGATGTTGTTCCCTGTAAGAAATCAATAGTTGTCGTTGTTCCTGTCGTTACTCCAACAACCGCTGCAGAAGAGGGTCTTCCAGTGCTCAACACAGCGGATGTATCTGCTGGGATATAATAATCTGTGTGAGAGGCAGGCGAAGTTCCATCTCCAATTTTCACATGAACTGGTTTGGTAACCGCAACAATTCTGATAGAATCAGTTTGATGAGCGAATGCACTGGTTGTAGTGCCAGCTCCACTGGTAGCTATTGATTGTCCCGCGCCTACTGGATTGTGTGCCATTATTTTCTAAAATTCATTTACTGATTATTTATAATTTACTCTGCCCCTTCAACTGAATCCTCAGATTCAATTTCAACTTCGTCTTCTACTTCAACTTCATCATTACCAAATAATGAGTTGACAGCAACTGGACGATATGCATCAACCCGTTCGCCGGATTTTGCATACAAAAATTCCTTAATTTTATCGCTGATTTGGGACGGCGACTCATCACTCACCATCATATCTAAGAGTTCTTCCATTTACTTAATAATTTACTACTGGTATTTATATCTCACCACCCTTAGGCATTTCAGGTGCCTCAGTTGACGATCCATCAACCTCAGGTTCCATTACAGGTTTTCCAAGATCCATGCTTGCTGTTGAATCAATAGGCATACCAGTTTGAGGATCTACTGGAGCATTTGGATCAGGAATAATACCTGCTTTGATTTCCTTTTCAATGAGTTCATCCTGCTCAAGAATCTCCACATCAGTTTGACGCAGAATCTTACGTCTTACATAATCTTGAGAGTAGTATTTGCCAATATAAGGTTCTGCTGCCTGTAGACTATTCAGTCTTTCATTCAACAATTCAGATTCCTTGAGTTCTGCAAAATGATTATCATATAAGAAGTCATATTGAATGTGCTCACTCATCGAATCCCAATCTTCTGGGGTGACAATGTTCTTCAGAATAAGTTGTGTCTTTAACATGTCAGAGAACATCGCTGAGAATCTTTTTCTCAAACGTCCTACAAACTTGCTAAACTTTACCTCATCTCTTAGGATCTCAGAAGATCTCCCCAAGTTAAACCCACCATCTCCTTCAATTCTTGAGATAGGAACATTGAGGGACTTGTACAGTTTTTTCTTAAAATATTCAATATCAGTGATTTCTCCAAGGTTTTGACCTCCTGGCAGAGTTGAGATTTCTGTTCCCCTTCCACCTTCTCTGCGGGGCAACCAAAAATCTTCAAGCATTGACATGAATTTTTTGTCATCACGTATTTCTCCTGTGCTTGCGTCATACACCAACTTATTACGATAGCGCATCATCACATCGCGCAGGTATTGCTCTGCTTTTACTTTTGGCAAATTACCAACATCAATATAAAAAATTCTGCGCTCAGGTGCTCTTGATAATCTGTAAATTACCAATGAGTCCTCAATCATTCTAAGTTGATTGAGTGCTTTGATTGCTTTATGAAGGTAAGAAAGTGTGTTACCTTTATTGCGATCTACAAGACCTGATGTGCAATAAGTGATAGAATCTTTGGTCATCTTGATTCCACCATGACCACCCATTGATGATGGGTTAGTTGTTGGATAAGATGTTTTAGGATTATAGATGAAGTATTCCTCTACCTCAGGAAACTCATAATCCATTGGATTATCATTATTCAGATTACCAAGTCTGAGGTTAGTTTCCTCTCTTGATTTCTTTTTCGTTTGTCTCACATAACGCATTTTCATTGCGTCAATATAACGCAATTCTTGAATCCCCTCTTGGGGATTTTTCATATCAATTACTTTATGGTAGTATAATCTTCCGTCAATATACCAATTTCTATAAATCTCGTGTGCTTTTCTATCAAAGTCGAGAAGTTCTAAGATATACTTGAATTCTTCACGTATCTTTTTCTTGATACCATCACTGGCATTCAAGTTTGATAGTTCAATTTCTACAGGAGAATCATTTGTATCAACAACAATCGCTTCATTGACTACATCTTCAATGGCACTGTCACACTCTGGGTGCAGTGACATCTCTCTATATCTTTTTAGTAAATCAAACTCAGTTCTGTAAACACCTTCAATATCTACATAAGATCCAAAAAATCCACTACTTAAATAGTGATCAACCCCGTCCTCATTATTAGGAGGTACGGGGGAGACAACTGAAGGGGGTTGCTTCTCATTATCTTCAATAGAGAAACCAAATAACTTTGCCATGATTTATGTTACTAGATCTGCCTTTTTTATTATTTAGGCAGGATCCTTAGTGTATGCTCCGGGCTCCCAGTATTGAACCTGGAAGTCAACTGTAAATTCTTCAATAGCATCTGTGTTTTCGTATGACAGAGCAATCTCAGAAATGTTAGTTGGGAAGATATCAAAGAAAGTGTAAGTTTTCAGTGGAGTTACTGGTGTTCCACTTACGGAACCAGATGCACCTTCTGCAGATGCACCTCTATCAGCACCTCTACCAAGTTGATGAACGAGTGCATATGTCATGTAGTCGCTAGGATTAGTAGCACCAGTATTATTACTGTTCTTGCTAATTCCTTGCATCCATGCTTCAAATGCAGTTCTCAGTAAGAAGTTTTCATCGTTGATAACGGTGACACTCCATACATCGAATGTTCTCTCACCAGCAACCTTCAATTCTCTTCCTCTAAATGGAATTGAAATGGGGTTGATATTAGATGCAGGGAGGTTTGCTCCCTTGCACATAAATTTGAATAAATCAGATTCTTGACTGTCGCCAGTTCTCCAAACATTTGCACCAGCGGCAACTGGGAATGATGGGATCTCAACCTCAAATAAATTAGGTCTTGCACCACCACCACTCAGTTTTGATTTGAATGCTGTAATTGTTCTAAGCGTAGACATTTAATGTTCCTCCTATGTGACTTTGTGATAAATGGTTAATTAAACTCTACCAGCCACTTCTTCAAAACTTACGCCAGATCTGGTGGCGACGAATGTCAAAGTAATGTAGTTGATTGATTTGGTTGGTTTGATGAAGATGTCAGCCCTAAACTCATTGTTATCAACAACGTCAGGTGTGTTATTTGTTTCATCACAAATAACTGTGAAGTCGATAATACCTCTCTTCGCCTGAACATCACGAAGGAAAGGTTCAACGATGTTGACGAAGTTTGCTCTCGTTGTCTGATCATTTAGTTCAAACAGTTGAGCTTGTGCTGATCTTTCAAGTGCTTGTTCGATTGTGAGGAACAATCTACGAACATTGATACGATCAAAGGCAGATGGGAATGAAAGACCCGTCTTGTCTCCAAAGAGCAGAACTCCTGTTCCTGGTTGTGCCAGGATTGGATTTACTCTCGCAGTGTAAAGTAAATCTCTTTGTGCCTTTGTTGGATTATATGAGAGTTTGACAGCGTTATTAAGAATACCTCTTTGCTGTCCCGCTGGAGAGAACCATGGGAACGAAGTCAAGGTAGTTCTTGTCATCAGTCCAGCAACGTCAGCGTTACATGGAATATAGCGGAACTTATTATTGAATCTATCATACATGTACTTGTAACCACTATCAAAGATTCCATAAGACGAAGAACTCAATGCACTGAAGAATCTGATAACATTATCAGTTTGAGTGGTTGTATTTGTCAGATCGACAACGTTTGCTCTGTGAGGAGAAATAACAGCGACACAATCTTTTCTCTCATTTGCAATTGAGATAAGTTTGTTTGCCTTTGCTTGAGAATCAGTTTCTACGCTGCAACCTGGACCTTGAATCAGGTAGTCAACAGCAACTTCATCCTTATTAGCGAATAACTCGTAACCAGTAATGATTGGTCCAAGTTCTGCCTTCATTCCTCCAGCAGCAGAGTAATCTACTCCACCCTTCAGAGTATATGTGCTGTTTCCAATAGCACCGTAGGTAATGCTCTGTGCCTTTTGTCCCCAAAGTCCTTGAGAAGTTGTGAAAGGAGTATATGCTGTTGAGAATCCAGTGGCAGTTGGTGTTGTTACGTTGTAAGCATCAGATGCTTGAGAAGGATTGTAACCAGCGTAAATGTACTCTGAGAAGTTTGCCAGGAAATCTTTGTAGTAAATTCTTTGTGGAGAATTGACTTGTGATACAGCATCAGATGCCTTGGAAATTCCGTTAAATTTCTCAAGGATGTTACCTTGAATTCCGGTTACTGTTCCTGTGTCATCTACGATAGCGATGTTAATCGCATCGTTCCTACCATTTCTATCTTGAACGAAAGTATTCGTTCTAGGTTTAGGTGCAAGTGACTTCCAGTAAACAATAGAATTTTGTAATCCTAAAGTTTGATTATCATACCAATCTGCCACACTTGTAGCATTTGTGGTGACTGCCGTTGATAGTCCTGAATTTACTCCAGAATTATTGACAAAGAACAATCGATCACCTGATTCAAAAGATGAAACGCTGTTTCCTTGTGCATAATCAATCTTTGTTTCTGTTCCTGCTGAGGAAACTCTTGAAACAACTTTGACATCAATTGAACTATTACCACTTGTAGCGTCAGTGACGATACCTGTAACGATACCCTTCAAATATCCAGTAAACAGTGATGTGGAACCAATACCTGCAAGAACCGTGCTAGTAATTGCTGTCGTAACACCGAATCCGATGGTAGCACCAATATTTGCTGGGTTAGTGGTAGCGATACCGACTGTTTGGTCTGCAATATCATCAATAAAACAGACTTTCAATTCATTGAGATATGATCCAGGTGTTTTACCTGCATATACATATTCAACACTCTCACCAGAGTGAGTGTTTTCGTAATTATCAAAGTTCTTGATCTTCAGACTGGTAGTGCTAGCATAACCAACAGCAGCATTTGATGTATTCAAAGTTGCGCCATCTGCTCTGCCAACTTTCAGTATTCCACCATATGAAAGGAATGATGATGCTGACATCCAATACTCATATTGAGCATCAGTTGAAATTGGTTTTCCAAAGGTGTTGATGAGTTCTTGTTCTGTTGTAATATCAACAAGTTCCTCAACAGGACCGATAGAAAAAGGACCTACGATGCCTCCAATATTATCTAATACATTCTCAGCTCTTCCTACTGTAAGGTCAACCTCCCTTACCAGTACTCCGGGAGATAATTGAGGAGTCGCCATGTTTTTCTCCGTGTTCTCAGTTTATCTGAAAGTATTTAGAATTAAGAGCACTTTCAGTGGGGAAACACGGAGTGAACTACCAATCTGGATATGACCAGTCAACAAATGGTGTCTCTTTCTTTCTTGTATCTATAATTCTTTTTATCGTACACTCCTTACATTCGTATGAATATGATGAAGCAACTGCACCTCTATTCTTTCTGGTTCTATAAAATGATTCAACTAAATTCTTAACTTCACCACAGGTTCTACACTTTCTATCTTGTAATAGAAGGTGACCTAATTTTATTTGACCATCAATGTCCACTACCTATATTCCCACATAAATGATCTATCACCATATTCATCTGCTTTGAACCATCTATCACCCTCATCATCAGTAAAACTAGCTTCGCCTAATCCATCATCCATAAAACCAAAAGGTGCCATGTCTTGTTCAATTTGATTTTTTTGTTCTTCGTATAATCTTTTTCTTACGTCTTGATCAGTCAACTCTTTGAAATAGTCCATTTGGACTAACCAAGCATAGATGACAAGGCACATTGCTAAGTCATCATTACATCCTTCTTCTGCTTCAAAAGAATTGTGTTTAGATATAAATGTCGTCAATTCTGAAATGATATCATAATCACAGAATGTAAGTTTGTTTTCCTCAATCAATGTTTTTAGATTAAGTGATCCAACTTTTTTTACAGTCTTAGACATCTTGACACCAAGTTGAGTTTTCTTTCCAGAAAATCCTTGACCAACAATCTGTCCTGCTCTACCTCTCATGGAGCACATAAGAAGGTTTTGATATTCAAGATCATACTGAAGAATACTTGCTACTTGATCTCCAATATCATTTACCTCACAAAGAACGAAAGCACTATTATAATTTTTTGCAACTTCCCAAATTATATTTGGGAATAACATTGGTTTGATATCATTATTTTTATATTTTGCAACAACTTGATGTGGAAATTGAGTTATGTCCACAACAACAAATGCGGAATAGTCTTCACCAACTCCTCTAGCAACGTCAACAGTAATTACATAATCATGATTATTTACAGGTTCATTATAAACGTCTAATCCTGCGTTTGATTTTCTAGGATTATCATAAACAAAACTTCTTAGTTTACTGGGTGCAATCAGCGTATCAATAGATCCTAAGAACTCACACTCAAACTCAATCTTGAATTGTTGTTCAGATGTGTTTGCAATCGTTTGTTCTTTCCATATATCATCTCTGCCAGGAACTTCTGACCAGTGAACATCTGTGGGGATATATTCATTCTTACTCTTTTCAGCATCATGCCACATACGGTAGAAATGATTCATACCGTGTGGGGTTGAAACAATAATTACTTTGGTGCTTTTACCAGAAGTAATAGTAGGATATACAGATGCAAAGAACGAGTCAGCGATGTGATTTGGGACAAACGCGAACTCGTCG